TCCACGCATCGATTGTCTCCGGAAGCCAGCCGCGAGTCGTGCCGATCAGTGCGTCCGGTTCCGGCAGATGATACCCCCTCGCGGCCGGATTGCTCGTGCCGATGCGCTCGCCGACCTCCTTGAGGCTGAGATATCTTGCGGTGCTCATTTCCGGCCTCCCGACAGATAGCCGAACACCCCGGCGGCCATGCCGAAGGTTCCGGCCGCGATGGCCTGACCGCCGATGGCGAGAATGAGGCACATCGCGCCACATATCAGCGAGACGAGCCTGTATGCGTTTGTTGTGTTCATGATGTTCCACGGATTAGTCTGGGGATAGGGAGCCGCAGCTCCGGATACTAGGACTATTCGGAATCTGCGGCTCTTGTACTACCGGCGAGGCCTTCGCCGTATGTGCGGCGGCTTGGGCTTTGGTGCGGGTGGTGGCTCGTTGCCTTTGGATTTCACCGCCGCGATGACTGCGGCGATTCCGACAAGCAGGGAGCCGATGGCTTCTATCGCTTTCCAGACCTCATCCATGTCTCACCTCCTTCCACTGTTCTGTTTTCGTTGACATAATAATTATAGCTCAATTAAGTAAGTTATGCAAGCTGAAACGACGGAAAATGATGTGCTGCAATGAATTGGCCAAGGAGATGCCGGGCGTGATGTGCCTTTGGAGCATGTCTGCTTGAGAGCGGAATTATGCACATTTGTCCACATTTTTTAGGAAAATAGCAGGAGTGTCTAGGTGGATTACGGTGGTTTCAGTGGCTGCCGCGCGTGCATGATGGGAGGTGACCCGTATATTGGCCGCAACGGATAATATGACTGAAGCCACTCCCTCTGTGCGCCCGATCATCGAGAACACCGGAGCCACCGCCACCGCTGCCGCGGAGACGCTGATGAAGACCATCGCCATGGACGGCAACCGGATCAACATACCCATCGACGTGCGCCAAGTGGCGGAACGCTTGGGGTTGGAAGTGCAGTACCTGTTACTTGATAGCGGCACGGACGGCATGATCGTCAAAGAAGCGGGCCTCCCATGCAAAGTCGTGGTCGACGCGCTCGCCCATACACACCGCCGACGCTTCACCCTTGCCCATGAAATCGGCCATTATGTGCAGAAATACCAAAAATACGCATTGGGCGACGAGGGCGGTGAGATCGACTACCGAGACGAGCGTTCATCGAAGGGAACGGAACCCGACGAGCGTTGGGCGAACGGATTCGCCGCGGCGCTCCTCATGCCGGCCTCCGCGGTCCGGCAATTCTGGGCACAGGGCATGACCCCGGAACAACTGGCCGAAGCGTTCAACGTCTCGCAGCGATCCATGGACCTGCGCATCGCGAAACTCGGACTCCGCTAAGGAACCCAGCCCGTGACAAACAAGCAAAACGCTGACGCCTCGGAATCATTCCGCCAGCTGATGGCCGCCTACAGCAAGGCGTTCTCCTCCACTCCCGATTCCGTCAAGGAAGAAGAGAACGCCGACGACACCGCGACAACCACCGAAAACGGGACAACTCCGAGTCCTCGAACCGCCTCCATATTGGACGCCGACGACGAAACCACCGAAACGGCCCTCGAATTCAACCTCGAACGAGCAAAACTCCTGAATCGACAAAAAGAACAGGAGCTCGAGGAACAAGCCCAGAAAATCAAAAGACTTAAGGCGCGGAACGCAAGACGATGGCTATCCATCATCCTGCGAGGAATACTCGCGGTGACTGCAATCGTATTCGTCGGCATCCAGCTCTGGAACTGCAACGCCATCGTCTCCGAATACGTCGCATACATGATCCACACCGACAAAGAATCCCCGGTCGTCATCATCTCCTGGATGGCAACAAGCCTCGGAGAAGTCGTCGGCATCCTATGGGTCATCGCACGCAACCTCTTCCCCTTCCACGACAAACACCGTGACCGTGAAGCCGAAAAACAAAACCCAAAACAAACCCAACTGGAAAAAGACACCATGACATACATCGCCAAAGCATTGGCGGACAAAGATAACTGAAAACCGCCCCGGCGCTCGCAGAGAGAGGCCGGGGCGATTCCGTATATGCGGCGGTAGAATCTAATCAAGCCGCATCGAGTTGGCTGAACGAACAACGAGGTTGGAGGCATGATGCCGACAGGGAATAGAAGACTTGCATCGCAGATGATGAACCCTATGGAGATAAGCCTTGCCGATGAGGTAAGGAAGACGCTGCAGGCGGAATGCTATGGCGCCGCCCTAGCTCTTGCGCTCACAATTCCGGATGCCTACGGGCAGATTGCCTTTCCGGAAGAGAAAAAAGTCGGGAAAAGATACATGGACTGGTACCGGCAATACTGTGGATATGCCCTTAGCTCAAGAATGGGTAAGGACCCGATGCCGGCCTTTGATGCCCTTGCATGTTACAAGCTGCGCTGCGAACTGCTTCACAACGGCGATGCCAATATGGAGACCAAATACCTGTACGAGTTGGATGACCAAGGGAAGCTGATGCGGAATGACGTCAATCTTGAACACGTCTCGTTCTCATTGCGCATTGGACTGAGTTCGAAACTCGGCAAGACGTGGGAACATGACGACGAGGAAAACGCGGAGTACAGCCTCGTCGTATCCGTCGAGGAACTGTGTCTTGCACTATGTGATGCCGCCGACCGATTCGACCGGAATACAGAAACGCAATGCCGACCTGAACTGCGACCGCGGATAGTCATAGATGATTTAAGGAACGTGACAGCGTATCGATGGCGGTCGAAACCCCTGTCGGCAGATGAAGTGGCGGAATGATGCCAAAAGACGGCGGTAGAATCTAAACATAGCCGCATCGAGTCGGCCGAACGAACAAAGAGGTTGGAGGCATGATGCCCGGAAAACGTCAGGCCAAGCGAAAGGCGTCGATGCCCAGAACCATCGGTATGGTCATATTCCGGATTCTGGCAATCGGAGTATGGATATTCGCCCTGCTGATTTTCGTTGGCGGATTGAGCACCGATTTCCTGACATGCACCATAATCGCGCTAATCATCGCATTCGTCGGATGGATGCTGTGGGTCGTCGGCGACATGATCCACGACCCCGAGAAGATTCGAGCCGAACAACGCGCCGCCAGGGCCGCAAAAGACCCCAGCATCGTGCTGGACGAGGATAACGAACACGAGCGAAAACGAGCAGCCAATGGTCACTGGGACGGACGCGCAAACCACGGACATGCACAGCCCAATGATGAAACATCGCCTGCGCTCGCCGGCGTCGAGGTAGAGGATGGTGAAGCGTTAGTGTCGGCTCGTCGAGAAACGGGACAAAGTTCTGCGTTGTCAAGGACGATATCGCCGTCGCCGATCATCATCCCGCCAAAAACTCTGTCAGTGTCGGTGACTCGGGAAACCGAAACCGTCTCCGGTTCATACCCTGCCACAATCTACGTCTACGACCCACGCCCCATACTCAAGCTCAAAGAGGGGCGTGCCGAAAAAATCAGCGTTGTTACCCGTCCGATAACGCTGAAAAGTCGACTTAACGGAAGACAATGGCGCAGCGGCGTGGATGATGGGTATGCGGTCGAATACAAAGGGAAACCGTTCGGCGTTCTCTTCAACCACATCGCGGTAATCCACATTCGTGCAATCCTTGAATCTGGCGCGAAAAATGTGGAACTCGTGGCCATGCGCCAAGGATGGTACCAAACAGGCGTTCCCGAAATCTACGTCATGGTGCCAACGCTGGAAGAGGCGAAGGAAAGCGAAACTGGTAACGCCTCGCTCAAGGAATACGAACAGCGACAAGCATATGGAGCGGATGTGGTCGCCGCAACGGCAATATTCCGCGTCTCGGAGAACAACTGGAATGGTCCTAGAATTCCCGACGAAGGGTTCATCGCTTTCGAGGCCACTGTCGAACAGCTACCGGTGCCGGAAGGATCGCAGGCAAAACCGCACTTTGCACTCAAAAGCGGAGGTGTCTTGCTCTCGGAAATCACGGCGCGGTCGACGGCCGCATACTTTGCATCTGAGCCACTTGTTGGCAAGCGATTGAAAATACTCGTTAGCCGCTACTACACCAGCCTCACCATAGAGGCCTACGAGATATGACAAAATACCCCGGCGCTCATAACGAGCGACCGGGGCGTTTTGTTTATTCGGCGACTGTGGACTACTAATTATTGTGTATGGAATCTTCGGCCTTGATCCGGTCGGCCCATGCGTCGATGTCGATGTTCTCATGGTCACTCGAAGTTTCTCGGTTATCGGTAGCTTGGTAATCTTCGATGACCCCTGCGTCTTTTGTAAGGTGCTCGGCGTCGGCGATGATGGAAGAGAGCGGCATGCGCAATGCTTCCGCAATCTTCCTGAGTTGTTCATAGTCGGCGACTGTATTGAGCTCAAGGATGCGTCGGAGGGTGCCATAAGGCACTCCCGATTCGATAGCCAGTGATCGTGTCTTGAAATCACGTACGGCCATAGCTCTCTTGATTGCGATTGAAAGCGCCTTTGATTCAATCGTCGCGGTCTTCTTTCCTGTTGGCATGTGAGACATTTTACTTACATATGAAGCATTCTTGTTTCATATGAGACACGCCGTGTTTTGAAGAGCGCAATCTTGGTTTTATCATGTCTCATATGAAACAATATTTGCTTGAAAACAGGCATTTAGGGATTGCAATAAAGCAGGTCCTCAATGAGTCAGGAATGACACAAGTTATGCTCGCTGATCGGGCAGAAATTCCTCGGAACACGTTAAACCGCAAAATCAATGTCGGTGTTTTTAACTTTGACGAGCTGCGCCGCATTGCGGGCGTGACGCATCGTCCTCTGTCCTCAATCATTGCCATGGCTGAGAAGCTCGACACCGCCGAAAACACCATTCCAGCGCTCGCCGAAAGCGAGATGGCGTGATGACGGTTGCATATTTCTGCTCTGGTACACGGCAACTGGTGATCAGCCAGACCGAGGATTATCGACGCATGTTGGATCTACCGCTCGATAGTCTTCCAGCAATACCCGAGAAACGAAATAACGAACCTCGGCATCGGTGGTTCCGTATCCCAGCCGTTCGCAGGTCTCGCGCAGATACTCCCAGGCAGCGCGTCTTTCGCGGATGTCCAGCGGACGCAGTGCTGGCAATCGATATGGCAACGGGAAGCGTGTGGATACGAGGGAACGATCCAAACGGGTGGGTTCCTCTCGATATTCCAGAACTGCATCCACAGATTCCAAGTCAGTTCCAGAGGTCGGCAGAATGATCGCCACGAAACTCTCTCCGGGGTTCAGAAGGGCCACGTCATCCACGAGATCGTACCCGTGCTCGAACTGCGGGCCCTCGACCATGAGACGGATGTCGCAGGCCGAATCGCTTGTCACCTTGACCGCGTGCGCGGGCCCGTCGCCGTCGTTCCTCCATTCCGCGAACAGGAACGGACGGCGGAAACCACACGCGACGATCAACGGCACCAGTCGTTCGTCAGCATGGCGGAGAGTGATTCTCCGTTGTGTGAACGAAGGCAGGCTGCGAGTATGCCACGGCCACCAGATCGTGACCCCGGTCATGGCTACAGAGATAACGGCAGCGCCGGCGGAAATCCAAGCGGAGACATCAATCATGACAACAAATCTACCCCGAAAGCTGGTGGCGTGATGAGTGGCCAACCTATCATCTTCGACTTCACCGTAAGCATCGGGGGCATGACCGCGCCGATCGCGCGAGTCACCCTCGACGGTGCCGGAGAACAGGGCAGCAGCCTTCTGAGCCTTCAACTGGCCGAAGACATACCTGACTTCGTCCGAAGCATGAGCAGCGCCGCCGCCGACCAGATCGGCAAAGCGCTCCTGATGGACGCCAAAACGGACGCGGGATTCCTGCCATCCATCACACTCGCCGACTATCTGCCCAAGGGGGTGACCATCGATGCGAACCCGAAAGCAAAAGCATGACGGTGAAACCATCACGCTCGCCATCATCATGCTGCTCGCCCTCGCATGGCTGCTCACCCACGACGGCTGCGCCCACCCGATCGGCAACACCATCGCGCTCGCCGTCTACGTCGCCAGTGGCGTACTGCTCGCACTCCCGTGGGCGATGGAAAAACTTGAACCATACCTCACCGAAAGCGAGGACCAGCAATGAACGAAACCAAGATACTCGAACACGTGGCCCTCATGACCAGACTCAACGAGCAGGGAGTGCGTGCCGAAACCACGAAACAGACTCGCAAGGCGCTCGCCGACCAATACGGCGTGAGGATCCCCGTCAACCAGACACCGCTCAACGAACGTGAATCCTGGACGCTGAACTCGGCCGCGAAGGTGTGGAACATCGACTATCACGCACTGCTCATCGCCGCGAACAACGGCACTCTCACCACATTCCGTCCGCCAAGCCGACGGGGAACCAGAAGCTGGCGACGTGTCACCCGCAAGGCGATGGAGGAATTCATCGCCCAATTCGAGGAATAGGCATGCGCGACAGAATCATCCGCGTCACGGGCCTGATCCTCGCGCTCACCGGTCTGGTTCTCCTGCTGGTCGGGGCCCACGAGGGCAGGGGAGAGCCGATGCTCGGCGGCATGTACTGCTTCACCGTCGGCGTGCTGCTGCCATCCACCACATACCAGGAAGATCCAGACCAAGAAGACCAGGAAGAACCGAAGGGAGACTGATTTGGCCAAAGACCCAAGCATCTCGATCATCAGGGGCCGATTGGCCGCTGACCCGGAATACCGGACCACGGGCAACGGGATACCGGTCGTGAACCTGCGCATCCTGTCCAGCGGCTGGGAGAAGGACACGGCCGGCAATCCGGTCGATGTCACGCCCACCAGCTGGCAGTGCGAGGCATGGCGCGAACTCGCCGAGCACATCGTGGCATCGCTCGGCAAGGGAGACCAGATCATGGCCACGGTACGCCCACAGACCAGCAAGTACGAGAAACGCGACGGCGGCACCGGCTGGTCC